AAATCCCTTGTGTATAAATAGAACCGCAATAAGCAATAATTGTTTTCTTTTTGTCTAATACAACCCACCAATCCCGATTGTGCTTAAACTCGTTACCGCAACCCTTAAAGTTTGGGTTGGTACGGTCTAATTCCTGAAGCTGAACGTAAGCATCAAAGTTTAGAATTTTGCCTTTACTATATATTTTTAAAAGCTTCATTATAAACCTTTTAATTCTGCTTCGTCAGGGCGTTCAATTTCCTTGAATTGAATTCTGTTGCCGCCACGAATCTTTGCTAAATTTTGGCGAATATCCTTTTCAATGTCGTATAATTCCTGAAGTTTCTTTGTAAAAAATTCTTCCTGTTGGGACAATGTCCACTTATTGAATCCTTTTGGCATTCGCATCTGTTTTTAGTTTTATAAGTTTTTTTAAATAAATTGACAAGTCCAACGCTTCTTCGTAGGCGTGTTGTAACCAATCAATTTCCGTTAGGTCTGTTCTGTCCATTGTCGTCCCGTATTCCTTAATTCCTTTGTCTTCACGTGCCAACAAATCGTCAATAATAGTATATAGGATTTTGCTCATTTATTTATCGGTTTTAGAATGAAATTTATTACAAACTTTACATTTGTATTGAATACGGGTTAAGCCGGTTGCCGTTACAACTGAATTATTTTTTATAAGGTCTTCAGAACCCGCGCCACATTCAGGACACGAACCCCTGTCTTGTCCAAATACAACGCCATAATGCGTCTTTGGTGCAATATGATTGCCTAATAATTTGTAAACTTCTTCTAATAATGAAACGTCCTTTTTACAGTATTTAATCATTTTTTCCATTGCAACCTTGTCTTTGTTCAACAGAATATCCTTCCAAAGATTGAATTCGGTTTTAATTTTGCCGCCTAAACCTAAAAATTCAGCAATGTAATTTAGTCTGTTGGATTGAAAACGGAATTTAGAACGGGCAACCTTTAGCGTGTCAATTGTTTGATAATTTGGGAACATATCAATCCCGTGAAACAAACAACGGGTTCTAATCCAAGCCAAATCAAATTTGTCGCCATTGTGACCAACCAATTCGTTAGCAGTATTTGCAACCGCAATAAACTGTTCCAACATTCTTTTGTCATTCTGTTTGGCATCCCATTGTAAAGCATAAACTTCTTTTTCGTCTTCCCATTTATAGCAAATGCAAATAATTGCACGTTCACGAATAATGTTGTCTGTTGTAATATTCTTTTTGTAACCGGCTTCCCAAAATAATCCTATGTTTGGCGAAGTTTCAATGTCAAAAAATAGTCTGCGGCGTTTTGTTTTTAGGTTTGTTTTTGTCATATTAGGTTTAAATTAGAACGAATCCGTTTTTGTCAACTTTGTTTTGGGTGTGCAACAATTGCAGTTCTTTTATTGACTTCCCAAATGTTTTTTGAAAGTGTGGCATATCAATAAACTTCCAATCGCCACCCCATTCATAACCGTATCGTTTAAAAATATTGACAACTTCAATCCAATCCGCTTTGCCGTCCTTGTCAAAATCTGTCTTTGTGTCCCAACTTGCAGTTTCAAAAGTTCCGTTTTTATCCTTGTCAATCAATAAAACAATATCAATTGCTAAACCGTAATTATGATATGATTGACCGCCCTTTGCATTTGTAACCTTTGCGCCCGGCTTTGAACGTCCTTGCGCATATAACGCGTCCTGTTCTGCGAAGGTTCTTAAAGTGTACGCAAAACGACAAGCTGCATAACCTGATAATGCCGAAACAATATCTTCGTACATTTCCAAAGCTTCGTCCCTTAATTTAGGGTGCAATAGCTTAATTCGTTCAAGTGTTTTTTCGTCCTTCATTTTCTTCGCTAAAAAAGTTTGATAAAAATTTTGCCACAAACGTCGTTACCAATGTAATATATGCAAATAATTTGTAATCCGACATAAAAGAATAAGCCGAAATTGCCAAAGACGCAGCGCTTAAAGCGTCAGCGAATTTCCTAATATTTTTAGGCGTAGGCTTCCAATATTGCTTCCAACCAAATGCCATATTAAAATTTTAAATAATATCCTAACGAATATCCGTTTGTTGTCGCGTTTGCCGTTACAATCCCTTTTTTAGCCGTTTTAAATGCGCCGCCAATACCAACACCCAATTGTCTGTCTGACTGTCTTAAATCAAACATAAAGCCGAAATAAAGCGCACTTTTGTCTTTTGGTTGTATCGTCTTTGTCACGAAAATTGTCTTTTCGCTTATTTTAGCCGTAAAACCCCTGCCAACAATCTTATTTTGGCTTATTGTGTCCTGAACATATACGTAATTATTCGTATCTATCCGTAAACTATCCGAATACGCTTTTACTTCAAAATAACGCTTCAGTATTTCAGCCGTGTCAATCTTTTGCGCTTCAATCCTGAACGTGTCAATTACTTTGTATGGTATTGAATCGCCTTTATACCATTTTTTAATAATGGTATCTTTGTAAACCGTGTCAGTTACAATCGTAATACTTGCGCCCTTGTATTGCGGTTGTGTTGTTAAAAATAAAACGACAATTGCCAATAAAACAATTATCAAAATATTTTTAGTCATTTTTTACTTTTTTCGTGGCATTGTAATAATAGCGAATCGCCATAATACCCGAAACAATAGCGACCAAACCCGCTAATAATGTGACAACAGGTTGAATCGTTGTAATACTTACAATTGCACCAACTGTGCTAACTAATACATTCAAATCCGCTTGGTCGCTATGTTGTGCCATTTTAGTCTTCTTTTTTAGATTCTTCTTTTGGGTTCTGTTCGTCTTGAATTTTCTTAAACCATTGCAATAATGGAACACCATATTTAGTTGGTAATTCCTGACAAAATTGGTTTAATTCATTCAATTGTTCTTCGTTTAACGTAATCATAGTTTTTATTTTAAAATTATTAATATTAGTAAAATTAATACTTTTATCAATGCCGAAGCATATTCAGGCTTTATTTTTATAAATTCTGCAACCTTGCGAATAAACAGGTCTGTTTGCGCCGTTTGACCAACATAAAATGCCGGTCTTTTTAGGACGATAATATTGCAAAGAATGTCAAAGCCAAACCAAAATGCAGTTGCAAAAAATACCATTGAAAAAAACCCATAAAGCGACCAAACCAAAACATAAACTGATAAATGGTTTATACCCTTCCAAATATGCCATTTTTTATTGTGTTCGTAGGCATTATGCGAATCTGTTGCATAAAGGTCGCGTTCTTTAAATTGATGCTTTTGATATAAAACCCAACTAATTAAGTGAACTAAAAAAACTATTGATAAAAATATTGTCATTATTTAGATTCTAATTGTTTTATTTTTTCTTCTAATATTTCAATTTTTGCCATTGCTTCCTGAAGAACTTTAATTGTAGCGTGGTGCAAATCTGAAGTATAAACAGATTTTAAAGGTATTTCTTCACTTATTATTTGGTTACCTTCTTCATCAAATTTTGGTTTATTATCCCAACCGTCAGCGTCAATAAATTCAGGTGCAATACTTTCTAATTGTTGTGCAATTACCCCAATATTAAAATCGTCGTGTGTTTGGTCTTTATATTTAAACTTAACTATTTCAATAGCTTTAAATTTATTCCAATATGATTCTAAAGGTAAAATTTCTTTTTTAGTTCTTTCGTCAGATAAATTTGTATTATTTGCTTGATAATTAGCTAATCCACCATTTGAAAGCATTTTAACCCTAACAGCAGTTGCATCATCAAAATATAAATATTCATTAGTATTATTATTTGGTGTTGCAATTTGATACCTTATTATAAATCCATAAGGCGAAGAAGCATTATTTCTTGTTTCAAAAAGCCAATTGGATTGAGTTTGTGTTAGTTCGTGTGTATTACTTGTATTACTAATATGAACACCTGTATTACTTATTTTAGTATAACCAGCAGTATTTATTCTAATTCTTTCAGTATTGTTATTACTGAAAAGAATGTTTTGCGCACCATAAGTGTACATATGAAATTCACTTGTACTTGCCCAAATTGTACCTGTTTCAACTCCGTTTAATTTCCAAAATGCTTGGGTATATGTTTGACCTGTATTGTCTAATTCTAATTGATTTCCGTTACCACCCATTATTACCAATTTTCTATTTGGGTTACTCGTTCCGATTCCAATATTATTACCTGAAGTAACAGTTATAACAGGTGTTTCTGATTCGCTTGATAAATTAGCAAAATTTCCACTATCGCCACCTGTTTTTGTATAAGACGATTGTCCTAAAATAAATCCACCGCCAGGTGTAACTCTTAACCACGCAGAATTTGCAGTACTAATTGTACTTGAAGTTATTGCTTCAAATCTTGCCGTATTATTATTATTTTGCAATGTCCCAACTCTAATTCTTGGACTACCACCCGCAGTTGAAACTTCTAATAAATTTTGCGGGTTTGTTGAAGCGCCAATTCCAATGTTACCCGTAGAATTTGCAATTGTTAATACAGTAGAAGTTGTTGCATAAGAATAAAAACTTAAATCATTTGTTGAAGCACCTAATGGCGAAGGTCCAATAAACCAATTATTAGTTCCGTTTGTTGAAAATCTTAAAGGTGTTGCAGAAGTTAAAGTTGCTCTATCTAAATTTATTTCTGTTAAGATTTTAGCATTTGCACCTGTTAATTGACTTGTAAAAGTTTTAGCGCCGCCAATTGTTTGTGTTGTTGTTAAGTCAACAAAATTTTGCGTTGTTGAACCTGTACCACCATTTGCAACTGATAACGCATTTGTAAGGGTTAAACTTTTTATTGTCGTTATACCTGTTGAACGAACTATTGAAAAAGGTGTTTCTATTAATGCACCGGCGTCTGTATATGTTCTTAAAAAGAAGTTTGCACCTGCATTTGAACCTGATTCTGTCCCTGAAACTTCTAAATTTATTCTATTGCTATTGTCTGAACGGAAACTAATACTTTTTGCAACAGAAACGTTTGCGTCTAAATTTGCAATTAATGCAGTTGCACCGCCGTCAATATGTACCTTTGTTGTTGGGTTTGCAATACCAATACCAAATTCACCTGTTTGTAAAACAGTTATTAATTCGCTTGTATTTGTTTCGCTATAAATACGAAATCTATGGTCTGACTGAACATTACCAATTGACCACCTGTTTGTCCCTGCATTTGCAAAACCTAAAAATGCATTGTTTGTTGAAGTTCCGTTTAAACGTCCAATAATTCCTGAACCGAAAACGTCCAATGCAGTTGTCGGCGCATTTGTATTTATTCCTAATCTGTTATTGGTATCGTCAAAAAATAAGTTTGCATTGTCTTGCGTTAAAGCGCCTGACGTTCCAATAAAAGGAACTGACCCTTGCGTTAATGCAGTTGTAATTGTAAGCGTTGCAGTTGAACCAACTAAATTAATAGTTCCGTCAAATCCGTTTGCGTCGTTAAATACCAATGAAGTCACAATATTTGGTGACAATTCAACGTAAGCATTTGTTCCTGTATTCCAACGGTAAATAATGTTTGTATCTAAAGCAATGTAAATAGTGTCAGCCGTACCAACCAAAGGAAATGAAGCAAGGTTTGGATATTCTTCAACCGTACCCGTAAATAAAGACGCCATTTGTGAAAGCGTAATTTTTCGGCTTATACCTGTTGTCGGGTCACCAATAATTGTCAAATCTGATAATACCGGCGCAAGTTCTGTCGCTAATTGATTAATTTTCTTTGATTCCATTAATAAGTATAATTTGAAGGTACTTCACACCTGTTGTTAATAAATGGCACGGTTAAAATTGCGTCTAATTTTACACCCGCTAATAAATCCGGGTCGCTTTCTGTATAAAATGTCACAGGTAAATTTTGGTTTAACGACCACGTTACAATTGAATAATCTGTTGGATAACGCAATTGTGCAACAATGTCACCGGCAACCTGTGTCATATCTGATAAAACTTCAGTTTCGTTTGTTTCTTCCATTAACATTCTGTCCATAAAATAAAGACTGAAATTGTAACTTATTTCCTTTGCAGCAACGTTCGCACCGGTTAAGGTCATAAACATTGCAGGATAAGTTACTTCGCCGTTACTTAAACGTTCCCAAACGTCACCGAAATAAACAAAATTAATTTGTTCGTGGGCGTTTCCTATCGTTGTCAGTTCTTTGACTATTTGGTTTAATGTCATTCTTTTTTTCTTTTGCCAAATAAACTTTAAGCTTATTTTGGTTTTTAATGTTTACTTGTTTACTCATATTTTAGCAACAACCGATATTTCCCTGATAACGTTCTTCAAACGTTTTTTTACTTTGTCCGTCCCAACCGTCACCACAACAACCATTGTCGCCCAACCACATTGAAACCGTGTAACCTTCGTTGTCAGGTTTGATTGAATCAATGCCTGAACCAAAGTTTAAATAATTAGGGTATAAAGCGTTGTTTTGCTTTAGGTATTTAATAAGTCTTTGTTTATAGAATTCAGCACGTGCGCGGTATCTATTCGCCACGTCAATCATATCCTGCATTGAAGGTGATTCCTGATTTTCGCCTGTTTTTCTAATTAAACCCTTATTGTAAAACTGATATGATAAACCTTGCGGTAATTCAGACATAACATAATAAATCAAACAATCCACAATGTAATCGTCCAATAATGTCGTCTGCAATGCAGTAAATGCATTTGCATCAACTGCGTTTTGTAATTCATTATAAAGCGCCGAACCTAAAGCCGGTAAAATATACATATCTTGCGCGGTTTTAATTTCCGGTAAAACCAATTTTTCGTCCACGTTCGCGTGTAACCCGGTTCTGTCCTTTATTGACTGTACTGATATAAATAACGTGTTTTTGCTCATTTTATTTTCGTGTTACTATGTTTGAAACCCATTGGTGTCTGCAACTTGGTTCGTGTTTGTCAGTTCCCGGTACTGTGTACCAACCGCCACCCCTATCCCAAACGGAATATCCTAAACGTGCGCTTATTTGCTCAATTTCAGAACGTGAATACATTTTACCCGCGTCCAATAAAGCAACACAGAACGGGCGACTTGTCTTTTTATCTGTATTATTGAACCCTGCCTTCCATTCGTAAGAATAGCGAATTAATAATTCTTTTGTTGTTGGCTGAACTTTTACCAATATTTCGTTTAATGGTTCAGTAAGCGTATGTTCAATAATTATATTTTCGTCAATTCCTTCGCCAATTGCATATTCATTAATTTGAACGTAACCATTTTCAACCAATGTTTTAATTACAGAATTGATTGTGTCAACATTTTGGTCAAGTGTTGTCGCCAATACTTCAGGCGTTATTCTTTTGTCCTTTGAAATCAAATCTAATACGTTTGCCTGTAATTGACTAACTTCTGCAAACATTTGGTATTCTGAATCGTCGTTAAAGCGTGTTTTTTGCTTCCAAACTTTGAATCCGTCCTTTGCTTCGCCAAAATCATAAAAGGCGCTGAAATCGTCTGCAAATTGCGCTGACTGCACAACCGGAACTGTGTCTTCAGGTGCTTGATATTTAGTCATATCAATTCCCGCCTTTTCAAGTAACCATTCTTTAGGCGCAATTTCCTTCAATAAGTTTTCTGTGAATTCAAACCCAATTGGTTCTGTTGGTATAATGCTTAATTCAGGGTTTTGTACGCCTCTAAATTTAGCCAACATATTAAATACACTTTCAAGGTGCATTTGCTTACTATTAACGTAAGTATTTTTAAATATTTCGTAACCGTCGCGCATTTCAGAACGTGAACCTAATTTACCCGCTTCAGCAATACCAAAGATTGAAGGCGTTGTAATTTGGTGACCACTAAATATATTCGTTTGAATCAAAGAATCCACACGGTTAAAATCTTCTTTTGTAATATCTGACGCACCTAAATCGTCAATAATTGGCTTACGCGCTGAATCGTTAACGAATGCCAAAATAAACTTTTTACCGTCTGAACCGCTAAATCTATTTGAAAAACGCTTTTCAATATTGCGCTTTTCTTCGTCTGAAGGTTCACCGTTAGGCAAAGTAATTAACTTACTTGCGCTGAATCCTGTCTGTGCGTTACCTAATACGTGTTTAGATATTTCAATGTCTGATTCAATGTAATTTAAAGCACCAAAGTAACCCGGTAAACTATAAATACCCATATTCGGGCGGTATTCCTTTACATAAAGTATTTGTTTGCCAACAGGGTTTGCAGGATTAAACGCTGCATAAACCATTTGTTTTTCGTTTCTGTCACCCCAATTTTCTTTGTACCAAAATTGCGTATTGTCTTTATTTGTACGAACTTTTGTATAATCCAAATGCCAAATTTCAGCCAATTGTTTTGTAACTGACCAAATAATTTCCAAATAATATCCACCAAACAATTCAACGTCCAAACTAACCTTCCTTGTTAGTTCGTCCAAAGATTCCATTCTGTTAACCTTTTCAATAAAAGTTTCAGCTTCAGGACTTCCCTTCCAACCGTTTGCGGTTATATAATGCACCTTGCTTTTGACAATGGCGTTATGTTTAGCCGACTTATTAAATAGGTCAACCAAATAATTAGGGTAATCATTGCGGTCGCCGTACTGAATATAACCTTCACCCTTCTTTTCTTTGAATTCAGGCTGACGTGCTTCTGCAAATGTTAATACTCGTAAATCCATTATTGTCTTATTTTATAAGTGTCTGTTGTTTGGTATTCCGTAAATTCAAAAGGCGTTCCAACCAATTCCATTATCCCTGATTCAACCATATTTAAGCCGGTCGGGTTGGTGTTGCTTGTACTTGTTTGCTCATAAATTTGATAATCATATTGACCATTTAACGCAGTTCCAAAGTTGGTATTTGTCACAATGCTAAATTCATTGTAACGGTCTTTGTATTGGCTAATATCCGCAGCATTTAATAAAACAAACTTTACTTCTGTGTTGGCACTTCTATTCGTGAAAACAAATAAGTAATTTGGGTTTGTTAATAACTGTTTTTCAGTTAGTGTTAAAATTATGCTTTGGGTTGCACCCTTTGTTAACCTAATCATATACGTATATATAGCAGGAAATGCAATTTGTTGCATATAGGGGACAAATAAGCCTAATATGTAAAGTTTTGCCTTTACTTTATGCCGTTTTTAGTAAAGTTTTTGCTTTACTATATAACACAAAAAAACCGCCGAACGAATTAACGAACGGCGGCAAACCTATAAACCTATGAAAAACAAAGTTGTTAAGAACCCGGTGTTTCTAAAGCTAAAGCAACAACTGAAGAAACGCTTGGTGCTAACGCAGGTTCTGAACCTGTGAAAGTTAAAGTGAATCCGCTTCTGTCACCTTGCGCAGTACCGGTTGAAGCTGCATTTGCAGTCATATCAATACCACGTGTTTTTCCT